CCACGGTATGGCAGTTGGGCTTTGAATGTCCCACAGATAAGGAACTTGGTTGCAAGGTCTACAATATCCTTGAACTCGGATATATCATCGACTCGACCTAAGTTGATGCTACCTAAGTTACAGACATCAGAGTCGTCCTCACTGGTTACCTCTGTGCAAGCATTACGCAGTGTTTCATTCTCTCTATCGAAGAAGTTAAAGCTGAAACCTGGCTCTGCTGAACGCAGGGCTTGTTCGACATTCTGTTTGAATACTTCTCCAACATCACCTGTCTTCCAGTAGTTCATGAGCCATTCAGTGTCGTAATTTACGCTGATGTTTGTCATGTCTAAAGGTGCAGGGAAGTTGAAGTCTTCCTGTTTAATATCCCATAGAGTCTTACCAGTTGAGCCGACAGGCATGGATTGCCAGTCCTTAGCTTTAAGGAAATCGTCTACGTCCCCATGTTTCCAGTTTAGTGATGCATAAATAGCTGACCGTCGGCTACCACCTTGCATGACCCTACGACCAATCTCGTTGATCATGTTCATCTTAGTGACAGCACCTGAAGCCTGACCACCAGTACGGCTGATGGTAGCCCCAGCAGGGCGATACACACTATAGTCCACACCAATACCACCACCAGTCATTAGGCAGCTCTCTGCTTTCCATGACAGGTTAGCCCAGTCTTCCCGTGTGTCTTCTTCTGCCTTTAGTAGATAGCAGTTGTTGAAGAACTTATTGGGACGACCAGCATAGTAAAGGTAGCGACCACCAGGTATGAACTTGAGGTCGGTGATATATTCCTGAAGTTGGAACATATCTTCTTTGCTCATATGCTCGGAGCATACGTCTTTGACTAGTGTCTTTGCCAAGTCAGCCCATGTCTCACATCCGTCATGGGCATATTTGTAATTGAAGATGTCCTCACTAAATTTAGATCGGAACATCGGATTATTGTTAGATTTGAATGCCATTATTCTACCAAGTCTTCTAAGTATGGGGGTTTATAGTTCTTGCCTTTGAGGACTTTACCGTCCTCTCGCTTCACTGGTTTCCCATCCACAAGCTTAGACATATTGCTGTCGTGAACTCGGTTGAATGCTGGCTGTATAGGAAGGTCAAAGGCATCGGCAAAGCCCGAAACAACGTACTGAACATCAGCTAGTTCTTTCAGTAAGTGGGCTTTTTCAGATGTAGCGACTGTCTGATTATTGTGTAGTCGCATACATATATGATCGGATGCCTCTTTCAATTCGAGTACTTCCTCTTGAATCAATGTCATTCTCATATGAATGAAATCAATTAGTTCTTTTGCGGTAAGCTCCCTAGTGTCGAAGCTTACCTGACGTTTCATTTCCATAGCCTTATGGAACGAGGCTACTTTATTTTCACGGCTAACAGCTCTCATTACCAATTAACCCCCTTAGTCTTTTTCATCAGACGTATCATCTCTGTTAGATACCATTGAGCTTTTTCAGCGTCTTCGATGGGGTTATTCTTGTTCCAAAGCCGTGAGCCTGTGTATTTAAGAATCTGAGCATGGGCAGTGTGCATAGCTATATACTCACCTTGCACATCTAGGATGTAGTCCCATGTTTCGATTGAGCCATTTGTGTAATGACTAGGGCTGTTTACTTTATCTTCCATTGGGTCTCCAGAGCTTTACCTTTTGCGACGCCAAGTCATACTCACCGTGTCTTAGGATACGAGCGAGTTGTGCTTGGTGTATGGCATCCTCTTCTGACAGCCCTGCTTTTTCGTAAGCCTTAACGACAGCATCCCATGTAGGTTCTTCGTCAAGAATAGCAGTAGCTCTCTTCTCACCAATACCTTTGCATCCAGCATAGTTATCGGCTTGGTCGCCAGTGAGGACTTGTTTTAGAAAGAAGTAGTCAGCCTGTTCAGGCGTTACTTCAACGATTTCGTCATCAATCAAGTGTCGACCTTGGATTTGCATTAAATCTTTATCGATACTGTAGATGACACACTCTTCAAAAAGAGGTTCGTATGTGCCGCACAAACCTAGTACATCATCAGCCTCAATACGAGGGTAGATTAGTGTACGATACTTTGCTTGGCAGTAGTCTCTGAGCAAGGGCAGAAGCATAGGCTTTCTGGTCTTAGCTCGATTAGCCTTATATTTAGCATCTAGTTCTTTACGGAAGTTTTCCTTATCAGAAAAAGCTATAATAACATCTCCACACCCTGACTTTTCGAGCAGGGTGGAAATCATGTCATTGAATTTAGCTTTAGTGTCAGACTCAGACGCCCAGAGTATCCAAGTGTCTTCATCATACTTTGTAGGATGTTCTAAAGAAGCAGATGCTTGAAAGGCTACAATATCTCCATCAATTAGGAGCGTATTCTTCGCCATATCTTCTCCTAGTGTGTCTCAGCCCAGTTAGCTCCGATGTTGTATTCACCAGTTAATGGGACTTGGACGTTGAAGTGTTGACCAGCTTTAGCAATACAATCCACGATGAGCTGACCACAATCTTCTGCAATCATCGCATCACAGTCGAACTGTAGTTCATCATGAATCCATGCCACTTGCTGACATCTGTCTTGCCACCCTCTGGAGCGTAGTTCCTTGTCTACCTCCACAAGCCACTGCTTACAGACCAGCGCACCAGCCGATTGTAATAAAGTGTTGAGAGCAGCATGAGTAGACCGTATGTGTAACTGTCTACCATCGAGACCAAGTAGATAACCTTTGTCACCAGCTTGTGCCTTTACTTGTTTTACCAGACGCTCTAACGCAGGGACTTTCTCGAAGAACTTCTTCTTAATCTCACGACCAGCAGTCGCACCATTGCCGATAATAGAGCCAATCTTAGCGTCACCAGCACCGTAGAGAAACGCATAGATAAAAGTCTTTGCATCATTCCTCGTTGGGAGTTCGGCTGCGGTCTGGTTAGCGGTGTGAATATCTCCATCCACTACTTCCTTTGCATATGCACCATCATCAAACCGCCACATCTCGTTTGCCAACATTCTAAGCTCAAGCCCAGAAACGTCTGCTCCGATCAGCACACGGTGTTTTGATGAAGTCCAGCATGACCTACACTCTTTGCCATAAGGGACATAGACAGCAGGGGTCTGGGCTACATTAGGTGATCTGTGTGTAGCTCGGCCTGTAACAGCACCATTTGTGATAACTTGACCATAGATACGTCCATCTCTGACTTTTTTGAGCCAGCCGTTTGCACCATCAGCCACCTGACCTATACGCTTTTGCACAGTTAAGTATTCGCTCAGGAGCTTCGCTTCGGGGTAAGTTAAACTAGATAATACACGTTCATCTACTTTAGCTCTTCCGTCTTCAGTGAACTCCTTGGGCTTCCATCCGTGGATAGCCTTGAGCCTAGACTCGATATGCATCCTAGAGCCAGGATTGAATACCACAGTCTTTTTCTTCATTATGGGTACGCCTTTGACGTATCCTCGGGACTTATTATTAACCTTGGGGGTGAACAAACCTAGTTCCTGTTCCCAAGGTGGGAATGCGTCCTGTAGTTCTGCTTCGAGTTCTGCCCGACGTTTGTCCAACGTCTTTTTAAGATGCATCGCTAAGTCCTCGTCGAAAGGAAAACCACAACGCTCCTGTTCAGCAATCACCCACTTGACCTGATGTTCAAGTTCGGTAGCCACAGGAGAGACATCTTTAGACTCGATAAGCTTCCACAGCCTGTCGGTGACCTCCACATCCTGTTCGCAGTAGTCCTGCATAACCTGAGACCATTCTGACCAACCGCCATCATAGTCCCCTTTGAAACACTTGAGCCTATGACCCCATGCTTCCAGACGGTGCTTACCAATCAACTTTTTTGGAAAGCTCTCGTCGGATGCTACTAAACGATAATCTCGGTCACTGAGATCAGGGTAGAGTAACAGGGACATAACCAATGTGTCTCTGACCCGTGATTTTCGGATTCGAAACCACGGATACACCTTCTTGATAGCTGGGATATCAAAACTGATGACGTTGTGTCCTATGATAAGGTCAGCATCCATCAGCATCTTGACACCAGTTTCCACCTCAGAAGGTGCGAAGCTATATGTTTGTTCGGTGTCTATATCTTTTAAGCACAGGCAGTGGATACGATCCAGCTCGTCAAGTAGTCCATTGCTTTCAAGGTCGAATACTAATCGCATCCACATCTCCTATGTCAATCAAGAAGCCGCAAGATTATAACGGTAATACTTCTGCTTAGTTACTGGATGATACTGAACCTTGTGTTCAATATTATAACCAGCACTACGAAGCTCTGAAATGCGAGTAGCAAGCTTGTGGATGCTATAATCATTCATAGCTTCCCGTACTGATATTGACCCTGCTGTACGCATATGATTTAGGATTTTATCGTGTTGTGTCATACCGTTCCTTTTCTTCCATCCATTGTGCTCAAGTGATTGGGCTTGTGTATTAAAGAAGTTATGAAGCTGTTGCCAATCTGGATTTTTTACTGCAATCAAGGCTGTCATTTCAGCCATCTCAAATATTGAATCATCAGTAGATATCTCCATCTTGGAATGCCTCCGTTGTCACTTCGGTCAATCTGCCAGTACGCTCTTCATATTTGAGCTGACAACACTCACCCGTGATACCGCTGAAGCGATTTTTCAAAATGCGAACTGTCGTTATGTTTCGGTTCTCACCTTGCTGGTCTCTTTCAAGACCAATCACCACATCAGAGGTTTGAGCTATTGATTGAGAGCCACGGAGATGACTAAGACTAGTCGTAACTCCATTCTCGTGGCCTTTATTACCCTCAAGGCGACGCAGATGCGCTACCATGAGAAGACCTACGCCTGTCTCTTCGACAAGTGAGCGTAGCTTTGTGACCATGATATCGAGTGCCTTACGGTCATCGACATCTAGTCCTGCGATAGCAATCGAGATATGGTCAAAGATAATAAAGTCACATCCTAAACCTACAGCCATATATCTGAGCTTCTCTATAAGCACATCGGGATCAGTAGACCCAAAGCTGTCATATAGGTGTAACCTGTTATCTTTAGTCACCGCATCAAACGATTTACGCAGTTCACCTTCTTCTACCGTTGAATCAACATGAAGGACTTTGTTCATATGGATACCGAGCATACCCTGCATCGTTCGACGCAGACCTTCCTCGAGCATCATCATGCCCACCGTCATGTCCTTATTCATCAGTAGATCATAGGCTATCTCTCGGACAAACGCTGACTTTCCAACGCCCGTCCCAGCGGTAATAGTTGTAAGCTCCCTAAGTCCTACTCCATAGGTAGGTGTATTGAGTCCTGAGAAGGGGTAAGGTACACGGAAGCTATCGTTACTGCCTCTTACTGTATCCCAAAGATCGGCAGCGTTGATGATACCATCGGGACGGTATTGTTTAGCACCC